TCATAAAAAAATAATATGAATGTTTTTGTCATGGTCAACACGGATTTCCTTGACAATGGAACGCCACAATTCACGCCTCTCCGGTATAGACAAAGAATCATACACACTTTCAAAATCCATTTTCAAAAAGTTTTTCAAATACGATAAATCCTTGACGGGTCGGGAATCCTCTGCATTTATTTTCTCAAGCTGCATCAGCAATTTTTCTCTATCAAGTTTGAACTCGTCCATTGTTATGAGGTCGTTCAAATATAGGTCTTTCAATTTCTGCATTTTTCCCTCAACACTCCGGCGTTTGGCATCAGTACGCAATGCCGGAAGATTTGCGACCTCGTATTCTGCAATATAGTTTTCCAGTTCCGGACGGATGCGTTCGAGGAGCATCTTTTCAAGGGTTGTCTCAAATACAAGTTTTCGGTTCGGGCAGCGGTGCAGGTTCACACCCTGTCGGCAGCGGTACACACTGTATTTATATACGATTCGTGTTCCGTCGGAACGGACACGACCTCCTGCACGTTGCTGACATCCGCTCATGATATGGTCGCAGTCATCGCAGACAACGAGACCACTGAAAATATAATCGTGCTTTTTCCCGCTCTTGATGTTGATTTTGAGAAGTCTCTGCACATCAAAGAAAAGGTCACGGTCGATGATAGCAGGACAATAATTTTTATTGTCACGAAACTCACCGATGTATTTCGTATTTGTGAGCATATTTTTGAGACTGGAAGCAGAGCGGACAAGTCCGAACTCACTCTCCATGTACCGGAGTGTCATGCTCAAGTTTCCGGTCTTGCGGTAGTATTGGAAGATAGCAACGGCAGTCGGAGCATCGTCATCCGGTACAAGGTGTTTATTTACAATCGTATATCCGAGAGGAGTTGAGCCGGAAAGAACCTCTCCGTTGTCAACCTTGTCATCGAACACGCCGAGGATTCGGTCAGAATCATTTTGAGCCTCAAGTTCTGCCCATATCATTGAATTATTAACGAAAGCACGACCGTGAGGGGTTGAGGTGTCAAAATAAGGCTGCTCAATGGCAGTCCATGAAACACCGTGCTTGTCAAGAATGTCCTGCGTGTTCAGATAATGACGGAGGTTTCTGAACCAACGGTCAAGACGGGTGAAAATAATGAGGTCAATTCTACCTGCACGGACATCATCAATGAGGCGTTGAAAGTCGTCTCGTTTCAATTTCTGTCCGGAGATTCCGTCATCAATGTATGTGTCAACGAGAATCATGTTCTCATGACTGTCTATGTATTTTTGCCCTGTTGCTAATTGGTCACGCATGGAATCTCCGTCCTTGACCTGTTTGTCGGTCGAAACACGGATATAGATTGCCACACGGAGCAGGATTTTCTCGACAGGAGCGGTTGTTTTGCGTCGCATTTTATCAACTCCATTCAAAAAAAGGTATAAAAATAAAACCTATGCATAAGCACGGTTTTATGATAAAATGAGACTTGCGGGTGACATTTTATCGCCGTGCTTATACGGAGGTATATGTTGTCAAAGAGCGGTTTCCATTGGCGTGGAGGCTGCTCTTTTTTTATTTACATTTCTATTCGTTCAAATGACGTTCCTTGACGATTTTTCTATATTTGCGACCGATAATGACGCAAATCACACCAACGGCAACAGCCACGATTCCACCGACAGGAACAGCAAGCAGCAGAAACAATCCTAAAAGTGCAAGGATAACACCGAGAACAATCATGAGTGTTCCACAAACATTATACATGCGGTCGGAGTATTCCTTTTTCTGCGGAACGGTATGAGGAACATTTGCAGCAGATTTTTGGGTTGTCGATGCTGCCTCTTTTACAAGGTCAGATACACTGACGGTCGTTCTACTATAAACTGCGTTGTATGCTGCCTTTTTCGGGTCGTTGACGAATCCCATTCCTTTTTTACCATAAAGGGGATTGACCGCCTTTTTGACCTGCCGTTTGACTTTTCCGGTCGTTCGTGCCTTGATACTTTTCTTGACATTTGGTTTCCGGACACCGTATTTCATGAACACACCTCCATTTCTATAACTTTTCGTTCTGTACACTTTCCTTGAGAAAGGAGGTGAGCAGGATGAAAATTCTCGTTTGGGAAATGAGAACCTCAAAAGGGTTCACATTGATGGAGTTATCGAAGAAATCCGGAATCGGAAAATCTACGATAAACAACATCGAAAACGGTAAGGTGTCGCCGACATTATTTCAGCTTGAAATGATAGCGATTGCATTAGGCGTGAAAATCACCGACCTGTTTGAATCCGAATACAAATAATTGTATCACATTGCAGCGGGATTCCGGCAGCAGGAGGAACGATTTCCACGATTATGGAAATCAACCTCGATATTTCCACAATGATGGAAATATATGATACACTGTAATCGGAAAGGGGGTGTTCCCTTTGAATTACAAAGAGGCTATTGTTGAAATAGTCGGGAAGATACAAAACGAACGCATCCTCAAGAGGATATATAAATTCGTGGCGTATCTGTACACCCATGAGGCTGACAGTTGAAAAGACTGTCAGTCTTTTTCTTTATCTTGCGTGAATTTTATCGCCTTTTTCATTAGGCGGTCGAGTGCTGCGATGTCATCATCGCTCAACTCAAGCATGAATTTGAAAAGGTTTTTTCGTGCCTCGTCCTCACCCGCCATGATGCGGTCAATGCGTTCGATGAAATCATCGTCATTGTCAATGAACATCTCACCGTCTCCGGTAGTCAACCACATATAGTCAACATTAAATTCACGGCAGATTGCTTTTGTCATTTGTTCTGTCAAATTTCGGTTGCCTTTTTCTATGTTGGAAATGGCAACTTTTGTCACGCCGAGCCTATCACCGAATTTCTCAAGCGTGAGACCGAGAGTGTTTCTTACTTCTCTGATTCGTTCGCCTTGTGTCACGTTGAATCACCTCCTCTATTTCCTAAAGCATACCACGGCAAAAAACAAAAATCAATAAAAAAGTAATCAGAGATAACAAAAAACTATTGACAAAGTAATCATAGATAAGTACAATGTAATCAAAGATAACGAACAGGAGGAACAGGAATGAGCAATGCAGAGACATTGAACCAGTACATAAAAGAATTATTTGATTATTGGGATGGAAAAAACGATGATTTTGAATCTATTCCGATACCGAAAGAAGTCGACGACGAAATGCAGAGAGATTCATTTTATTAAAGCCGAAACGGGGCAACAGTCGCCCCGTCAGCGTCCGGATGGCGACCGACGCTCTGACGATGGCAAGCCGAGAGACAGCGTCAGCGATACCGTGGGAAACATGGCAGCGGGTGGACTTGCTAAAAGGTTCACGGTTGGTCAACAGGTTTTCAATGATTTTTTAAGGTGAAAAGTCATAACACGGTAGACATAGCCGGAAAGCAGGTGGACGGGATGCAGAGACCGAGAGAACCACCAGTGCAGGAAATCACATAAAACACTATCAACAGAGGAGGTGTTGAATCATGACGAGAAACGAGAAAAAGACGGCAATCGAGAACATGGCAGAAAGATTCATGAATATTTCCGACCTTGAGGGAAAATCAATGGCAATCATGGTCATGTCTGCATACGCAGAGGGCAAGGCAGCAGGAAAAGTCGAGGAGCGTCGCAGATGGGAACAGAAAGAGGCGGTTGCAACGACCGCCTAACCGAACACGAAAACAACAGGCAAGAGCCTTTTTAATAGATTGGAGGTGCAGCAGGTGAGTGAACAGAACATCAAGAAATTTTATGAGACATTAGCGAGAATCATTTCTGAACGTGAGCAGGTGAAAATCACCGTGAGCGTCTCAAAGAAAGAAAAAGCAGCATAAAGACAAAAAAAACGGATGACCGCTGCGAACGGTCATCCGTGTGTCAATCGGTGTCGATTGATATGTTTCAAACTAAGAATATTATATCAAATCTGACACGAAAAAGCAACTCAAAAACGACCGGAAAGGTCGGGAAAACAAAGGGTTTTCGGAGGTTTTGTCGTCCTTGTAATAGATACTAACAAGTCTACGAAAACATAACAGGAGGATTGTGTCAGATGGCAAGAAAAAGAGGGATGCAGTTTATCCCGTATGATTATGAGGCAGCATATAACAAAGCGATGGAGGACATGCACGAATGGTTCATTGAGAACCTGTTCCAACATCGAAAGAAAGTGATATATGCACTCAAAGAGATAACAGCAGGAGACCAGTTTGAAATTGAGATATATCCGCAGTTCCGGAGTATGGATGAAGTACCTCCGGAGGGGAGGACAATCAAGAAAGACAACAACAAGGCTCAAAAGAATCTGAATGACAAGAACGCAAGGAAATACGTTGAGAGGTTAATCAACGAGAATTTCAGCGACCGTGATATTTGGATGACATTGACCTATGATGACGCACACCTCCCGCCGGATGGGGATGTTGATGCAGCAATCAAGAATGTGCAAAAGTACATCCGACGCATCAACTATCAGAGGAAAAAGAGGGGTCTCCCGAACGCAAAATATGTCTATGTGACCGCATACAATCCGGATGCGGAAATCAGATGGCATCATCACATTGTCATGGATGGTGCTTTAGACATGGAGACGGTTGAATCCTGTTGGAAACAGTCAAGCAGGAATGAGGTTCGCAGGTTGCAGACGGACGAAAACGGTCTGTCCGGTATGGCGAATTATATTGTCGAAGAAAAGAACCGTGTTCCGTCAGAAAAGAGATGGAACAGTTCGCAGGGATTGAGAGACCCACGAATCAAGGTCGTACACTCCAAACGTCCGGCAGCAGGAGGCAGTTATAAAAAAATAGGCTCATTCGTTGACGGAATGGTCAAAGACAGGGATTCCATTCCGGAGATATTAAAAAAGTGGTATCCGGACATGGATTTCACGAACGCAAATGTGTACTACAACGATTTTAACTGCATGTTTTACATACATGCACGAATGAGGAAAAGGAGGCTACAAAGTGAAAAGACGGAAAAGACAGGCAAGACATGCAGGACGACGTGATGCGTTCCATTTGACCATGATTGCGGTATTGATGACGGTGTTGTGCTTGATGATAGTGAATATCAAAGAGCCGGAGCAGACCGAGGAAGAGCAGCCGGAGACGACACATGCGGAAGTGGTACAGAATCCGGAAACAATCGTGCAGACAGCAGAGGAGACCGAAAGCAAATACAAGGTTTTCGATGGTATGTCCGAGGACTGGGGGAGCGATGACCTTGAGGGATTCGTACTTTATAAGTTACCGGAACAGTATGCGGATAAAGGCTATTTTCCGGAAAAAATGCAGATATACACAAGATGTCTATGCAAGCAAAATGACGTTCCCTATGCCCTTGTACTGGCAATCATTGAGCATGAATCCGGATATGAATTTGACAAGGTCGGAGACGGCGGGCAGTCAAAGGGATATATGCAGATATATGAGAAATGGCACACTGACCGGATGAAACGGTTGAACTGCACCGACCTCATGAACCCATATCAAAATGTGAGGGTCGGGATTGATTTCCTGTCGTACCTGCTCAAGAAATACGGCACGGTGCAGGATGCACTTGCAGCGTACAACTACGGTGAAAAGGGTGCGAGGGAACATTTGTGGAGCAATGGCGTGTATGTCTATTCATACAACAGTGCAATCATGCAGAGAATGAAAGAGATTGAGGAGGTGGTCGGGAAATGAGTTTTGACTGGCGACCGGAATCAAAAGACAGGTATTTCAGAAAAGCCGAGGCAGCAGTCAAGGCAGCAGGATTCGATGACATCCTGCAAATCAGCAAAGAACAGTTTGCAATCACGAAAAGCACGGTCAAGGTGTATTTCAAGCCGATTCCGAGAGAGGGAAAGACCCGCCGATGGTGGGAGGCAAAGAAAAGCATCGCAGGGATGCAGGAGCAGTCCGGAGGGCGTGACGAGTTCGGCAGGAAAAAGAAAACCATTTTTGTTCATGCCTATATGGTTTTAGAAATGGAGGAGCAGGACAGGTGAGGGCAGGAAAAATCATTGAAAGAATCAGACACATGCTCAAGGTCAAGGACTGCAAACATGTATGTCTGTTCTGCGAATATTATGACATGTGCAAAGAGGAGGCGAAAGCGAATGAACATGAGATATGCAAAGAGAAGTGAGGACACGGAGCAAATCAACGTCGTGTCATGGGCGGGATGGAACATGAACCGTTATCCGGAATTAAAGTGGTTGTTCCATGTGCCAAACGGAGGCAGTCGAAACAAACAGGAGGCAGTCAAATTCAAACAGATGGGTGTCAAAGCGGGTGTTTCTGATTTGTGCCTCCCATATCCGAAAGGCTCATACTGCGGGTTATTCGTTGAAATGAAATTCGGGAACAACAGACAGCAGGACACGCAAAAAGAGTTCCTTGCGGATATGGCAGCAGCCGGACATTTTGTTGCAACCTGCTATTCAGCAGAGGAGGCAATCAAGGTCATTGAGGAATATCTGAATTTGTCGGATGCGGTACACATGGAGAGAAATCTGAACATGAGCATCCCGAACAACAGCATCCTCAAGGACGGGAAAATCAAGAATTGAGGAGAAAAGCGATGAAAGTATTGATTGCGTTAGGTATTGCAGCGGTTGTCATGCTTGCGATGGTATTTCTTGCGGTGATTTTATTCGTGGCAGCAGTTGCGGTCGATATAGCGTCCGAATTTATGGACTAAAAAATATAACAGGATAACAGGAGGAAACAACATGAGAATTATTGCAGTAATGTCACCAAAGGGAGGAATCGGAAAAACGACGACATCCGATTCAATCGCCTATATGTTGGGCGAGGAGCAGGGAAAGAGAGTGCTTGTGTTAGACGGAGACCCGCAGGGCGATACATCAAAGACGTTCGGGGTATTTGAACCGGACGGAATCGGAATGAGTGAGCTGCTTGAGAAACATGAATGTGTCGGCGGTACATACAAAACGGGTGATTTGATTCGCCCGACGGAATACTCACACGTTGACATCATTCCGGCGAATGGCTATCTCATGAAAACGGACATGAATTTGTTGCTCAAGTCAGAGGACAATCAAGTCACACGATTGCGTGAGGCGTTGCAGGAGGTAGCGGACGCATACGATTATTGTATTTGTGATTGCGGTCGACTGCTTGACATGGTGGTCATAAATATCCTCATATCGGCAGAGTTAATCATTGCACCCGTAAAGGTTGGAGGATATGAAATCGAGGCATTGCAGAACCTTGAGGAGCAGATTGAGGATTTGAGAGACATCAATCCGGATTTGAGAATCAAGGCACTCATGACCATGCGACAGAAAAACAAGACCTCTCTTGAGGTTGAGGAGTGGTTGAAAGCAGATTCCGGATTTGACATGTTTGTCACTCCGGTTCGCCGTTCCATCGTTGCGGAAAAATCAACAACGGCAATGATACCACTCCCGAAATTTTCAAAGCGTGGAATCGTGTCTCAAGATTACAGATGCGTTGTGCATGAGTTACTCAAGGAAATGGAGGGGTAAATGTGGGAAAGAGGAAAATCACCTGCAACAACGCCTCCTGCAAACACCACATAAGCGGAGGCGGGTGTGATACCTGCATCATGCTTGACGGTTCGGGAAAATGCAAGTCCTTTGAAAAAGGTTTTGCATATTATTTTCACATTGTATGGGATGCACTGGGAAACAAAAACTTTATTGACATGATAGAGGTGCAGAGAAATCCGGATTTGAGAATCGGAATGTATTATGTGATGGGATGTTATGAACTGGGATTTTCGGAAATGGAATGGGGAACATGCAGGATGCTCATGCTGAAGAACGGAGAAAACGGCGAACCGTTGAATTATGAGGGAATCACAGCGAGAGAGTTGAACATGGAAAAGTTCAGAAAACACCTCAATGATTTTGAAAATGGAATAATGCCAAATCAAGCACAAAAAGAGCAGGAACAGCAGAAAACCGAGACGAAAGAGTTCGGGTGGTTGTCTCCGACAGGCGTTTTCACGGAATCACCGTTCGGAACGCATGAAGAATCAGCGGAACAGATATGCGAAAGAAAAGGGTTCACGGATGAGTATTGGAAATGGGTGAAAGAATCCGGAGACAATGAAATCGGACACCTCATGCGTGATTTTCTTTCAGAGGTCAAAGGATATTGTCTGATTCACAATCCGTCCGGATATGCCGGATATATAGTGACAAACATGAAAGCACTGACAAAACATCAGAAAGATTTTTTATACAATTATTTCATGGATATGGGAGACAGATTCAAAGCCGAACAATTTGTCGAGTAAAAAGGAGGAAAGCACATGGGAAACATCGTGAAAACAGCAAAATGCAGATTCTGCGGTCAAATGACGCAGATTGAGGCAGACGAAGAACTGACAGCAGCACAGGCAGAGGAACAGGCAACAATGACATGTAACTGCACAGATGCGGTTGAGTATCAGAAAGAGAAACAGAGGAAAGAAAAGGCGATGCAGAACGTCGCTGCACTGTTCGGAGAGGCAGCAACACCGGACAAGAGATGCGGAGAGGGGATTGTGAAGATTCTCAAGGCAGCAGTCGAGGAGATTTACACCGGAGGACTGGCAAAGGTCACGTTGAACCTCCGTGGAGGCGTGAAAGCCTCTATTTCGCAGAATAGCAAAGGCAAAATCAATGTCGAACGTACCGAGACAAAAAAACAGAAACTCACAGAGTAATAACAGGAGGGTGAACAGATGGCAGCAGGATTCAGCGTGAAAGACGCACTCAACAAGAACAGCAAAGCAGGGATTGACGAATCTCCGAGAGCGAGATTCCGCACAAAGGACATTTCAATTTTCAAGATGTACCGCAATGACATGAATTTTTATAGTGTTGCAGACATCGAAGAACTGGCAGGAGACATCCTCCTGTCCGGTTTGAAACAGAACCTCGAACTTGTATATGCACCGTGCGAAAAAGGCGAATACAGAATCGTCGCAGGTGAAAGGCGGTGGGAGGCTCTCAAGTACCTCGTATCAAAGGGATATAAAGATTTTGAACTTGCAACCAGTAAATTGACCACACCGCAGGACGATGACGAGGAGCAGGTTGAAATCATCATCGCCAACTCATACCGTTCAAAGACCATTTCCGACATGATTGAGGAGGAAACACGCCTCAAGGCATCTCTTGAGCGTATGAAAGCAGCAGGAAAGAAAATCAAGGGATATGACCTGCAATCCGGACGATTGAGGGATGTGATTTCCTCAATGCTGCATGTGAGTAAAACAAAGATTGCACAGATTGAGGCAATCAATAACAATCTGATTCCGGAATGGAAAGAGGAACTCAAGAAAGAACGCCTCACATTCTCCGCAGCTTATGAATTGAGCGGAATGACGGAGGATGAACAGCGTGAGACACTGGGGAAATTTTCAGAGACCGGAGAACTGACACACAAAGAAGTGAAAGACATGAAAGAGGCGAAAGCAGCAGGACAGCAGGTGTCAGAATCCGACACGGAAGAAAACGGCATGAATCCTCCGGAGGCAAGAGCGGGCGACGATTATGAGACACCTCATCCGGAGGGAATCACATCTCTCTGTTATTCCTGCACCGAATATGAGACTTGCAATGTCAAGACCGGAACATGTACCTCATGCGACCAGTACAAGAACCGTGCAGAGGCATACAAGACCGATGAACAGAGATATTCAGAGGAGCAGGATGCAATCGACCGTGAGACAAAGAAAAAACTCCGTGAGATGGAGCAGGAGGAGAAGATGCAGAAACTCCCGTCAACAGCACCGGAGGAAATAAAGACAATCAGAGTGTCGCAGGACAAATTCGAGGAACACACGGGAGAATATAGAAAACCGTACATGATAACAAAAGACGACGGATTCAAGGTCGGAAATGTCGTCAAATTAGTAGTATTTGCAGCGGGTAAAGCGACCGGAGAGACGGCAGACATGAGAATCACCTGCAAAGATGATGACATCACATGCAGTGGACTGTCAGACGGTTGGTGCGTTATCGGTTTAGGCGAGGCATAGAGGAGACAGAATGAGTTATAAACAGAGACACCCGTATTTGATGCAGATTGTATATATCATCAAATACAGATTGAAGAATTGGAGGAAATAAGTGAAAACAGTATATGTCAGAGCAAAGACAAAAGACGAGGCAAGAAAGAGAGCGGAGTGGCTCTATATGATATTAAGGGATTGCACTCCGGTCATTGCAGATTTATGCACATCAAAAGCACAGGTTGTGACTGAATCAATGGTTATCAAGTATGTTCCGGAAAACTACACAATGGACGGAATACGATGCGACATTGCAATCGGGTTCGGGCAATTAGGAAAAATCATCGCAACAGGGAACACTCGTGATGATTTGATGGACGAAAGAGAACTTGCAAAGTATATCGTTGACAATGAAACGATTTCAGAAAATGAAAATATTGAATGCAGGAGGTAAAAAATCAATGAATGACATCAAAAGAGGCGAAATGTTCTATATCAGCAGAGGGGGGGCATCCTACAACGGGAGCGAACAGCACTCCGACCGTCCGGCGGTAGTTGTGAGCAACAACAAGAACAATGAGAACAGCAATGTTGTTGAAATCGTATATATGACGACACAACCGAAAACAGACCTCCCGACACATGTGACAGTGAGGTCAACAGGAAGAATCAGCACGGTATTGTGTGAGCAGGTCTATTCGGTATCAACGGAGCGTGTAGGAACATACATCGGAGAGTGTACAGACAAGGAAATGGAGAACATCGACATTGCTCTCATGATTTCCTTGCAGCTTGACGGCAACATGAAAACCTCAAAGAAATACAATGAGACAATCAAAGAGCAACAGGAGGAAATCGACAGTCTCAAGAAAGAAATTGAGATGTTGCAGCAGGAACATGAGGACACAATCGCAGAGATTGAACAGGATGCAGCAGTCTATGTTGAGGAAAACAAGAAGATTGCAAACACGGAAAAGACAGAGGAGACAATCAGATTGCAGACAGAAAGAGACACATACAAGACCATGTATGAACAGTTACTCAACAGATTAGTGAATGGAGGAGCAGCATGAACAAAAGTACATTAAAGGCAGAATTTATCAATGCGAAAATCAAGGATGCGAAATACATCGGAGTGAGCATCAAGACGGAGGGCAGCAGTCAGCCGGAAATCATCATCAATCCGAGAGAGAATTTCGATGCGAAATTTGATTATTACATGGAGGCATACGATGACGATTTGATTCTGATTGCAGCAAAGGGCAAAAAGGACATCCGCATCGTGGCAGCAGGACACGGAAACCGATTCGAGGACATTGAAAACCAGTTAATCGGGGAAAAGGGCAAAGGTTGGAGAGAATTGATTGCAGGAGCGATTGACAACGCCTATGACCGTTTGATTGCAAGCACACCTCCACAGACGGAGGAGGAAAAGACACATTGCGAAATGATAAAAGAGGCAGTCAAGGGAATGTTCATCAATGAGAGCAGGACGGCAGCGGAGGCAGAGTTCATCAAGACCCATATTGTTGATTATGAGAAAATATTCGATGTCTGCATGAATGGCGATGACCTTGAGTTCAAAAAAGGACTTGTCAGATTACAGAAAATGCAAAATGAATATGTGATGCAGAGAGAACGGGAGGAAACGGCGAATGAATAAAGTCATATTGATGGGGCGACTTACAAGAGACCCGAATGTCAGATATACACAGCAGAACAGTTCACAAGAATCCATGTGCGTGGCACGTTACACACTGGCAGTCGACCGCAGAGGTGCGAGAGACGGGCAGCAGTCAGCGGATTTCATTTCCTGCGTTGCATTTGGCAAAAACGGCGAATTTGCAGAGAAGTATTTCAAACAGGGAACAAAAATCGCTATTACGGGCAGGATTCAGACGGGTTCATACACCAACAGAGACGGTCAAAAGATATATACGACCGATGTTGTGATTGAGGAACAGGAATTTGCAGAAAGCAAGAAAGCAGCGGGAGAACAGGAGCAAAATGCGGGTTATACGGATGCAGGTGACGGGTTCATGAACATTCCGGACGGTGTTGACGAACAACTCCCTTTTGCGTAAATGGAAAGGAGGAGCGTGATAATATGGGAATTATGAGCATCGTGAAAAACGTGATTGAGCATTTCAGAAAAGCCGGAAAGACAGAAAATGAGATTTCGGGCATGATTGAACAGGCAGCAGACAGGGCGACAGTCAACAAAGGCGTTGCAGAAAAAAAGGAATATAAAAGACCGGAAATCAAGGTCGAAACATCGGCAGAACAGTTCGTCGAGGCAGTCATGCAAACGGGTGTCACAGCGGAGCAGGTAAAAACGGCAATTATGAAAATGTGCGATTCGCAAAGATGCACAAATCGCCAAAACACGAATAACTGGCGTAAAATACACGGTCTGCCTATGAGAAGAAAGCAGAAAGCGAGGAAAAAGCATGAAAGAGGAAAAAGAGCAGACAGTCATTGACAAAACCCTGCTATATCTCGAAAACTATCGTGAAATGGAGCGGTACATCAAAGAGGCGGTATCAGAGACCTCTCAAGTGCCGGATATAGGCAAATACAACATATCAGCAGAAAGAGCGTTCCTACAATCGGTTAGAGAGTGCCGTGCAGAGACGGTCATTCTGTTCGAGCATCTCAAACAGGCTCTTGCATCACTCAAAGAGGATGCAGAGGCAGCAGGTGAGGGGTACAAGTACGACGCACTTGAGGCAGTCTATATCAAGGGCAACACATACGAGGATATAGTGAGGGAGACAGGATGCGGACGCAACTCACCGAAAAAGTGGTGCAAGGTCATGATTCAACGCCTGTCAATCAAATTATTCGGTGCAAAAGCGATTGAAAATGATAAAAACGGAGTGAAAACAGGGTGAAATGAGGGTGAAAATAGGGGTAAAAAGTGGGTGAACAAAAGGCAAAATAAACGTGATAATATGTTAGCGTGAACAGTTGAGACGAGCGATTGCAGATATGCAGTCGCTTTTTTTCTTGCCTGTTTGCCCTCCTGTTATATGCGGGTAAGTGTACACAGTAATGTGCATAACTGCCCGCCTCTTGTGGATAACAGGACAGGAGAACCAAGGAAGAGAGGAGAACGCAGATGCTTTTGAAATCATGCAGGTGTGGCAAGTTGATTCCACAGTCAGTAAAGATGTGCGAGGAATGTGAGCAACGGCAGCAGTCGAGGCACATGATATACAACAACACACGGCGAGACAAGAGAGCAGCCGAGTTCTATGTGTCAAAGGAATGGCGGGCGATGCGGGAACGTATCATCGAGGTCTATGACAACGTGGATATATACGCATTGTATGTCGAGAATGAACTACTCACATGCGAACCAGTACACCACATAGTTGAACTTGAGGACGACTGGGAACAACGCTTGAATCCGTTCAACCTCATACCTCTCAACCATAAGACACACAACACAATCACTGCTCTGTATAAGCAGAGCAAAGCGAGCATGAGAGCAACACAGAAACAGTTGAGGTCACTGATTGAGTACCACTTTCGAGAGGCAGGGGGATATAAAAAAGTTTTGTGCGATTCATTTCTAGTCGCACCCCCTCTTTTGTTTGGAGAAAACTCCCCACGGGAATTTCAGTAGACAGGTGCATCCGAAAGGGGTGTCAGAATGTGACACAAAATCACTGAAATGTTGACGGAAAGGGGGTTTGTTGCTACATGGCAGGACAGAGACAACCCACGGATTTGGTTGTTATGAACGGGCGAAAACACCTCACAAAAGCAGAAATTGAGGCACGAAAAAACGCCGAGGTTGTAGCACCGAACGACAAAGTGAAACCTCCGTCATATTTGACACCGGAGCAAAAGAAAAAGTTCCGGAAGATTGCGAAAGAATTACTTGAAATCAAACTGATTGCGAATGTTGACTGCGATGCACTGGCGAGATTGCTCATTGCACAAGACCAGTATATCGAAATCACACAGCAAATCAGAGCAACTCCGTTGATGGAGGATGTTCCGGTATATGAGACAAAGACGAATCCGGACACGGAAGAAAAAGAACGTGTGCAGGTCGGTACAAGGCAGGTTGTGAACGGTGAACGTGAGCGTCTCATGATTATTCAAGACCGCTGCATGAAACAGTGCAGACAGGGAGCATCGGATTTCGGATTGACAGTCTCCTCACGCTGCCGTTTGGTCGTACCGAAACCACAGCAGCAAAAGCCGGAGAATAAATTTGCGAAATATGCAAATTAAGGTATGGCGAAAACAGGAGAAACACAAGACCGCTGCACACAATACGCCCTTGATGTTGTTTCGGGCAAGATAACAGCCGGAGAATATGTCCGACTTGCATGTCAAAGACACCTCGACGACATTGAGAAATCGAAAGCAGCACCGTACAAATACTATTTCGACGTTGAAAAGTCAGAGGAAATCATCAATTTCGCAGAGGAATTGACCATTGCAGAGGGCGAAGAAAACGAGCATGTGACCGCATATCCGTTCCAGTGCTTTATTTTAGGGTCACTCAACGGGTGGAGAACAAAGGAAAAATCATACAGACGGTTCAGAACGTCCTATGTGCAATTAGGCAGACAGAACGGAAAATCGTTCATCAACGGTATTTTGGCATGTTATTACGGGAATTTTGACGGGTACAAGTACGGAAAAATCTTTTGTACGGCTACCAAGCAAGACCAAGCGAACATCGTTTTTGACGAGGTCGCAAAATTCATCAATTCGGACGAGGATTTGTCGGAATGGTTCAAAGTGCATGACCACAACCACACGATTGACTGTCTATTGACACATTCGGAAATCAAAGCGTTGTCCGGTGATACAAAGTCGCTTGACGGACACCGTGCGTATTTGGGAATTGTCGACGAGTATCACGCACACAAGACGAATCAGATGTACAAGCTGCTTGAGGGAGGTATCAAGAAACTCAAGTCGGCATTGATTTCAGTCATCACGACAGCGGGGTTCGACCTCAAATCACCCTGTTATAAATTGTATGAATATTGCTGCAATCTGTTAAAGGGCGTTTTTGAAAACGACAGTCAGTTCGTATATATCGCACAGATGGACGAGCATGACGACAGATATGTTCCGGAGAACTGGATAAAAGCGAACCCGATTCTTGAATTTGACAGGGATGCTCTTGAAAACCTCATACCGATTGCACATACCGCCCGTGATATGGGCGGGGAGGATTTACGAGATTTCCTCGTAAAGCAGTTGAATATGTGGATGCAGTGGTCAAATTCACTGTATATCAAGGACATCGCAAAATGGAAAGCATGTGCCGTTCTGAAATCACTCAAGGATTTCAGAGGGTCAAAATGTTATGTCGGGGTTGACCTGTCATCCGGAGGCGACTTGACATCAATCGCAATCGTGATTCCGTTCATGGTTGACGGAGTAAAGAAATATTTTGTACACACACATTCGTTCATTCCGTCCTCAAGGGTGGATGAACACATCAAGACCGATAAAGTACCTTATGACGTATGGATTGAAAAGGGTCTTGTGACAGTGACCGAGACACTGGGAGGAATAAAGACAGATTACAAATACATCATCAAATATCTTGAGGATTTGGTGAAAGAATACGACCTCAAACCGCAGTTGATATGTTATGACCCGCACAACGCATCGGCGTTCCTGTCAGACCTTGAGGCGTTGGGATTCGATTCAATCTCTGTCACGCAGACAGCGAAAGAGTTGAACGATGCGACAGTTGATTTCAGACTTGAGATTTTGGCGGGCAACGTGGAAATCGAGGGAATCGAGGTCGGAAAAGAGGGAATCGAGGTCGGAAAAGAGGGAAACAAGATTGTTGTTCCTGCCGATGGCTTGCTTGTGTGGTCTATCGCAAACGCAAAGACCATCTCAAACAACTACGGCGAAATAAAAATTGACAAAGACATCACGACAGAGAGAATCGACCCGATTGACGCTATCATCGACGCATGGAAACACGCAATGAAAGAGGAATACCGTCCGGATGTGAATGAGACTGTCAATGAATGGCTTGAGCAATTTGAAAAATACATGAAGAAAGGCGGTGAGAAATAAATGAATCCGTTTCAGAGATTAGGAGTGAAAATTTCAAATTGGTGGAGAGGTGAACCACAGGACAGCGGAGGCGTTGTGACACTGAACTCACCGTCGTTCCTTGAACGGATAGGACTGAAAAGAAAAGGGAAACCGACATCAGAGGTCACATATTTCACATGTCTCAAGATGCTGTCGGAGACCCTTGCGAAAATGCCTATCAAATATTATCAGAAAACGGACAAGGGAATCATTGAGGCAGAGGCGACGGACACATCAAAGCTGCTCTCAAAAAGACCGAATCCGTTTATGACACCAACGACATTTTGGAACACGGTTGAAATCAACCGCAATCATTACGGAAACGCCTATGTGTACATGAGAAAGAAGTTTGACCGCAAGAAATACGGCGGTGAAATCAAAATCGTTGATTTGTGGGTTATGCAGTCAAATTGTGTGCAGATAGTCGTTGACGATGCGGGAATATTCGCAGGAGTGGGGCGTTTGTGGTACGTATACACAGACCCGACATCCGGTCGTCAATATGTGTTCAGCACAGACGAGGTCATGCACTTCAAAACATCATTCAGTTTTGACGGAATCACAGGACTACCAGTGCAGCAGATATTGAGAGACACGGTTGCGGGTGCATCTGAATCACAGGCGTTCATGAATAACTTGTATGAGAGCGGTCTGACAGCAAAGGCAACTCTTGAATATACCGGAGAACTGAACGAAAAAGCGAAAACAGCACTTGTCAAGTCGTTTGAGGAGTTCGGCAGCGGGGCGAAGAATACAGGAAAAATCCTGCCTGTTCCGTTAGGAATGAAACTCACACCTCTCGACATCAAACTAACAGATTCGCAGTTCTTTGAACTGAAAAAATATAACGCCCTGCAAATCGCCGGAGCGTTCGGAGTAAAACCGAATCAAATCAACGACTATTCAAAGTCGTCATACAGTAACAGTGAGATGCAGCAGTTATCATTCTACGTCGACACAGAACTATTCATCATCAAGCAGTATGAGGAGGAAATCAATTTCAAGATGCTGCCGGATGAAGATACAGACGACGGATATTATTACAAATTCAACGAAAAGGTATTGTTCCGCACCGATTCAAAAACACAGATGGAATATTTGAGAAACGGTGTCGGGGGAATGATTATCAAACCGAATGAGGCAAGACGTAAACTCGACATGGAAGATGCGGAGGGAGGCGATGTCCTGCTTGCGAATGGCAGCATCGTTCCGTTGACTATGGCGGGAGCAGCATATTTGAAAGGTGCATCCGAACCGGATGAAACCGAAGAACCGGAGCAACCGGAAGAAAAGACAGAGCCGGACACAGAGCAGCCGGACACAGCAACAGAACCGGACGAAACCGACGAGGCAGAGGACGAGGATGAACAGGAGGGAGGTGAATAATCATGCCAAAGAGACGTTTTGATTTCACAAAGAAGAATAAACGCAGCGGAAAAGTCGAAAATGTCGGCTATTTGGATTTAGAGCAGGACGAGGAACAGAGCAGATGTTCCTTGTATTTCTACGGTGACATTGTATCGGCAACATGGGAATCCATGTGGTACGAGGAGGACAGATGCCCGCAGGACATCGCAGATTTTCTCAACCAGTTAGATGGCTATGAGGACATTGATATTTATTTCAATTCCGGAGGTGGAGACGTATTTGCAGGACTGGCAATCTATAACCAGTTAAAACGATACGACGGACACAAAGTCGGCTATGTCGACGGAATGGCTGCATCTATCGCATCGGTCATCATGTTCGCTTGCGACGAACTGCATTTTGCAACAGGGGCACAAGCAATGATTCACAAACCGTTGTGCATGGCATACGGCAACGCAGACGATTTCAAGGCAGTAATAAAACAGTTGAATCTCTGCGAGGATTCAATCCTTGACGTTTACATGGAACATGTGCAGGAGGGTGTCACAAGAGACAAGATTCAGAGCCTCATGAGCAATGAGACATGGTTCGACAGTAAGAAGATGCAGCAGTATTTCAATGTCGAAATCGAAGAAAAGGCAGCAGTCGCAGCGTGTGCATCCGACTATTTTGAGAAATACAACAATATTCCGGAGGCACTCAAGGGAACTGAAAAAGAAAACATTGTCGATGTGGTGCTTGCAGAACTGGAAAAGAGAAACAGTGCAGCAACACAGGCAGAGGAACAGAAAATCGAGGCAGAAAAGCGGGAGATTCTCGATGATTTATACCTTTACGGTATGTAAGAAATGGAGGACAGAAAGTCATGAATAAGGAATTACAGAAGTTATTGAAACAGATTAACGACAAGAAAAATGAAGTCAAGAGCCTTGTGAACGACGGAAAACTCGACAAGGCAAAGGCAGCAAAGGAAGAACTCAAGGAGTTACAGAACAGATTCGACCTCCTCTATGATTTGGACGAGGACGAGCAGGGCAGTATTGAGGACAAGGTCAACAAAGGCACTGCAAAGCAGGTCGGCGGTGAGAAAAAGGTTGACAAAAAGAACCTTGTGAAAGCGTTCGTCAACATCGTAAAAGCGGGATTCCTGCACAGAGAGGCAGACGAGGCAGATGTTGAGGTGTACAAGAACGCACTCACATCCGACACAACCGCAGGAAGTGAGGGAGAGGTCGGAATCGGCGTGACTATTCCGGAGGACATCCGAACAGACATCATCGAACTGCGTCGTTCATCCGACAACCTTGAGCAGTATGTCAATGTTGAGGGGGTTGTGACAAAGACCGGAACACGAAACATTGAGGTCGATGCAGAATCAACACCGTTCGACAACGTGGACGAGGCTGCGGATTTTCCGGAGATGGACGAGCCGGAATTTTTACCGATTGAGTACAAGGTCAAGAAAAAAGGTGGAATCCTCAAGATGACCGCCGAACTGCTTGAGGACACAGCAGCCAACATCATGGCGTACATCAACAAATGGATTGCGAAAAAGACAAAGGCAACCCGTAACGCAATGATTCTCAAGGTACTCAACGAAATGACAAAGGGAAAAGAGGTCACAGTGGAGAACCTCGACAGTCTCAAGGACATTTTCAATGAGCAGTTAGACCCTGCGATTGCAGAATCCTCAATCGTCATCACAAATCAGAGCGGTTTCAACTACCTCGACAAGTTAAAGGATAAGGACGGAAACTATATTTTGCAGAAAGACCCGACACAGCAGACAAAGGGAAAGATGCTTTTCGGAGAATACAGAATCGTGAAACTGTCAAAGAAAACACTCAAGTCCACACCGATTATGAACAGCGATGGTCATACAATCGACGGGTACAAGCATCCTGTTTTCTGCGGTGACTTGAAAGAGGCTATCACACTTTTTGACAGAAATGTTCTGACAATCGACCTCAATGACAAAGGTGCGGGGTTATGGGATAAGGACATGACAGGTCTCAAGGTTCGTGACCGTTTCGATGTGCAGGCGGTTGACAAAGATGCAGTCATCAAGGGCGAAATCACAGAGGTTGTCAACGGGTAACAAAGCGGCAGGGCGGTGAATCCGTCCTGCTATTGAAAGCAGGTGAGAAACATGACGGATGAAGAAAAAGAGAAATACAGAGACGGTCTGATTGCCACATGCAAGGTATATTGTCACATCGACTATGATGACGACATGGAAATCCTTGAATTGATGTTTGATGTGACCATGCAGGAAATGACGGAACTGATTCCGAATTTCGACCAGTACAGCCTCACAAGCCGTCAAAAGCTGCTTGCGTTTATATCCGTGAAAGAACTCTACGACAACCGTGACAAATACCGGAGCGACACGAAACTGCTTGCCTCTGCTGCCTCCTCAATGCTTTTGAAAGAAATATACGGAGGTGCAGCACAATGACGGGCAGAATCAAGATAATTCGCAAGGTGTCGAGCGTTGTTGATGGCAGACGGCAGCAGGAGGAAACGGAGTTTTATTCCTGTTGGTGCGAGGTCAAGAGTTTGGGAACAAATGAGAAATACGCAGCCTTGCAGACCGGACTCGAAAACACAATCGTTTTTGAGACACGAACGTGCGACAAGATGGAAGAAATCCGACTGAATTTGAAAGAGTTCTATGCGGTGTACAAAGGCGTTGAGTTCAAGATATATGATGCGTCTCCGATGTTCACGGACGACAGGAAATATCAGTTGAAATGTAGAGCAGGAGCATAGTGTCATAATCTGACACCGGAGGGATGCGATGAAAATTGAAATGGAATTTCAAGGATTGCAGGAACTTGTGAAAGCGTTTGAAGATGCAGCAAGCGACGAGGACATCCGAGCGGTCAACAAAAAGATTGTTGAGCAGGGTGAACCCGTCGTGAAACGCATTATGTCGGGGAAGATTCCAAAATCGGCAGATATAAAGTTGAGCGGTCGAGGATTCGGCTCAAAATCATCGGTCACATCACACGCAGCGGACAGCGTTCCACTGGGGGCGGTCAAGGTGAAAGACACCGGAGCGTCAGCGGATGTCGGATGGGAAAAGTCGGATAATAGTGAACACTTTTATGTGAAATTCATTAACTGGGGAACTATTTACAGACCGCCTCAAGAATTTATCTATGCGACAGGGCGTGAGGCAGATGCGGAACTGCAAAAAATCGCAGAACAGGAGTATCAATCCTATTTAGATAACACAATGAAATGAGGTGATAGCGTGAACAGTCCGGACATCATAAAAGACGCATCGGGTGCGTTGCAGCAGATTTCAGACAGGGGAATCACTGTCATGCAAGGGTGGTATGACAAGAACATCCATAAAACACATGTGACCTTGTGGGATTTGGGAGAAGTCGACGAGAACTTTTCAGATGATGATGCGGAGGGAGTGACGCTGTCATTGCAGGTCACTATTTTTTCAGAGAGTGACGAGGTTGAACTTGCGAGGGAAATCAAGAAACTCATGAAAGAAAAAGACTTTTCGTTTGAGGGCAGGAACGGAGACGATTCCAAACCGGAGGACGGAATCTATATGAAAGCACAAAGATTTTCAAAATTTTATGAAATGGAGGAATAGACATGACTGAAACAGTAACACCATTAAGCGAAACAGTATCACAGATTGTCAGAAGTAGAACATGCGGTTGTAGGGATTTCTACATCGCAAAAATCACACAGAATGATGCAACAGGATATGTTGCGGGAACTCCGGTGAAACTGGCAAGAGCAATCAAAGCGAAAGTTGATGAAAAATGGACTTCTGAAAAGATTTACTCCGATGACGGAACGGAGGAGGTC